GCTAGATACGGGTTGTCAAAGAGGCTGGCAGGTATAAACCTTCTTTTAAACAGGGGTTCACCAGCTTTACTATGCCCTGACGGGAAGCGTAATACCTCACCAGTCTCTATGTTCGTTGCCCAAAAAGGCGTATTTGGAGCCGATGGATCAATGAACATCTTCTTAACCCAAGCATGTCCGATACCACCTGGGTTTGTAGTAGCTCGCATGTACAAACCTAAGTCTTTGTTTGCACTACGTAATCTTGACCTCATATAGTCCCAAGCAAAACTAGAGGACCACTGCGTCAGTTCGTCAAACGCTACATAGTTAAACGCCTGTCCTTGATAGCGCATAACGTCTGTGTCTCTGTCCAAGTACGACATCCATAATGTGCCGCCTCTTGGTGTAGTCCATTGGCTCTTACGCTCAGACCACTTAATACCCGGTATAGCCTTAGGGTACAACTCCTGAGATTTCTGTATAAGTTCCCTAAGTTCCTCAGTAGTATGACGTACAAGTAGACCGCTAAAGTCTGGACTGTTCATATTACGTAGAGGGTCAGCTAGTGTAGCGTAACTCTTACCACCACCCGCTGCTCCACCATAAAGTACTTCACGTTCACTAGAAGCTAGATACTGCGTCTGAGGTCCAGGGTTTGGCCTAAAGACAATGTTCTGTGCTTCCTCTACCTCATACTCAGGTGGCTTGACCTGCGCTGGGCTGGGTGTCGCTACTGTCGGTTCCTTCTTCTTCTTCGTAGATGAAGTAGCCTGTGTAGTTTTTTTCAAGCGCTTCGACTTGTTGTAACGCTTTTTGGAGCCGCTTGGCATAGTAGCGCTTAATTGCAGCAAGACGCTTTCTTTTTCTTTCGACATCTACTCTCTTCTTCAGACCATCGTGAGTTATGCTTTTACCTGACTGAGTAGTCAACCATGCTGATACTTGTCTGAAAGAGTACTGCTTTAAGTGCTTCTTAGCTAACTCTAACAGTTCTAACTCTTTAGGTATAGGGTTCAGCCATTCCTCATCTTCAGGGTCAACCTCATAGCCGAAAGGTATATAGTTGCTAGTACGTGGTATGCGTTGCCAAAGCTTTACCTTAAAAGGTACTTTGGGTAACATCCAGTACTCACTCTGTAGTGGGCGCTCTTTACGTAGCCTCAGAAGCATCTGTATTCTTAGGTGGAAGTATAAACAAACCGCCAGTAGACTCTACTGCCACCCTTTCAGTTTTAACGATACCTGCACGATCTAAGATCTGCCCTGCAGCTACCATGCGTTCCTTAACACCTAACTGGGTAGGATCATCCAAAGCGCTTGCGTATGCCACAGCAGCTTTTGGGCCAACTCTTGACATGTATGTTTTAGTTGCATCAAAGATTTCATCTTTCAAAGCCTCTACAATAGATGCGGTAGATGATTCAGGGTTGTACCCTGCAAGTTTCTTAGCCAGTACAACATCACCACTAGCCTCTTCAAAGAGAACCTCTAAGAACTTACTTTGTTTTTCTGTAAGGTTTCGTTTCATTTTATCTTCCTGTGGGCTTTGGTCTTGGCTGCAACTTTTTTAGGTTGAGCCACATGCTGCTTACCTGCCTTAGTGCCTTTTCGTTTAGCTCTTGTTGTAGCGGCGTACTCACTATCGCTAAGAGACTTAATAGCCGAAGTAGGTAAATACCGCTCACCAGTTTTAGCACTAGGCTTGCCACTCTTAGTGCGCCACTTCTGTTTCGTCCATGACTTTAGACTTTTCTGTGATTTAGCGAGGGCCATTACTTATAACCCCCGCCCTTAGCTTTGTACTGCTTAGCAACCATTTGGGCTTTCCTGGCGCTCCATTGTCCGGGCTTTCCACCTTTCCCGCCAGCTTTGACGGAAGCAACCAAGCGCTTACGCATAGTAGGCTTAGTATAATTACCCGCCGCATTAACCGTAGACTTTTTGCCTGACTTCGCCACGACTTATCCCCATATCATGCAGTTCTTTGTCACTTAGATTCATTAGAATCCAGTAGTCTGCCCTGCGTTGTTGGTTCTCTTGGAACCGCTTTAATATACGTTTAAACATTGCACTATCTCCTTTTGCTTATGTGCGTGTGGAGATAGTTATACCATACTTTATGTTAGCGTACTACAGACAAGTTTGCAATGCCGCTATGCATACACTACATCTTTTTCTTACGGTTATCACGCTGCTCTTTTACCATACCACCTAAGTTGTAAGTCATAACCTTACCACCCTTAGCGTAACCTTTCTTCTTCATCATACCACCTTTAGCCATACCCATAGCAGAAGGCGTACCTCTGGCTGACATCATACCTTGAGGCGCACGACTAGCTGATGTACGGTAGCGGCTCTGTTCGCCTTCCATAGGCGTTGTAGGTCCACCCATAGCGTAACCTTTTTTCTTAACTTTGCCACCGTCTTTCATGTAGCCCATCTTGTTACGTACAGTCTTAGGTAACTTCTTTACACCTTTTTCTGCAGTACCCGGTTTCTTTAATGCCCCACCTGCAGCGTATCCTTTTTTCTTCATCTTCATGTTACTCTTCCTCGTTATACAGATTGTTAAACACTCGTTGCGTATCCCATATGTAATCTACGTCCTGCTTAGAGTGATACGTGTGTTGGTTAGGCTTGAAGTCTGGTGCTCCCTCGCCTGTCTCAAACCACGCTGGGTGAGTTACTCTCACTCTATTATTGGGTAACGCAACGATGTTACCTGTATATGGACCCGCATCAAGTAATTCTAATACGTGACTCTGCTTATGCTGTGCTGGATCGTCAGCTACCTCGTTATCCGTGTAGTCTACTGTGAAGTAGTACTTAGCTGGGTAAAACTCTCCGTCTACCTTAGCTATCCACGGCGCTGGGCTTGCACGTTCTAACTTATATACACTATGTGTGTGAGACATACAGTCCCACGGTTGAGCTAAGTACGGGGGTAACTCGTCAGGCCACTCAGCCAAAGGTGTGTCCGCAACCAACGCAGTGAGCGGCATCCTAGCCCACATAGCCCCACCGTGGATGTTTTCACTTCCGTCAGCGTCTGATTCACATCCTGTGAAGATGACCTGAAAGCTGAGCGTTCTGTTGGGCATTGTAGTAACACCGATGACCATACAGTGCAGAAACTCTCCATGATAATCCTCTAAGTTCTTCGTGTATTCACGGCGTACCCACGCTTTGAAATACGGTATGCTACTCGTTAAGTACGGCATATAAGTTAAGCTATAATAAAGTTAACTATCTGACCGTCAGGCTTACGCAGCTTATTAGGGTCAGGGCTATAGGCGTACATCTGATTGACTAACTTCAAGTCTTCTACAGGTGTATCAGGTGTAACTAAGTTAGGCTGCTCTGGCTTATACTCTTCATTATTTCTACTAGACCTGTCTTTGTCTGCCTTCTCAAAGATTATGTTATCGTGTGTCTGAAAAGGAAAGCTAGGTAAAGGAAAGTAAGATAGTAAAGTCAATGCCTGTCCTTCTCTGCTGTTTTCTTCTGAAGATATCGTATCTTCTTCAGTTTCTGTATGGGGCGCTTACGTTTAGGTAGCTTCTTGTTATTCTTCAATAACAGCTACCACTTAGTTTTGTTAGCCCAGTACGCAGCACTAGTTTTACCCTTAGCTATATTCTTAGCGTGACGAGCCTTAAAGGATTTCTTACGGGCTTTCTCTGCAGCAGTCTTAGGAGCCTTACCTGCACCACTAACACCCTGCTGACCAAAGCGAATAGTCTTAACAGTGTTGCCGTCTTTAGCAACAACTACGTGTGACTTCGTAGGGTGACTCGGTGTACGCTTAGGTTTGTTAAAACCACTAACACCTGCACGTTCTAGTCTAGGATCTTTAACCATACTCTCGTTTTCTCTTGGGGTCTAATACTTCATGCGCCTGTAAGTGACCCTCTAAGTACATTGCACGTTCAACGTGGTCTAACGTGTAGCGCTCACCTGTACGTTGATATATGGCTTCACGTACATAGAACACATCCGACTTAGGTATATGTACTTTTTGTAAAGAACGAGGGTTGTTGTCAGCTATAGCTTCGTAAAAGTCTTCTAATACGGTTTCACTTGCATATAGTTGTACTGGTTTTTTTGGCATTGTCAATAGTTATTTCAATAAAAGACGTATTACAGAGATAAATGTACAAATACAGGGAGTGTAGGAGAGAGGATACACAAGGGAGAGGTAACACTATCTATATATGTACAAATATTCTCCGTAATACGCTATAGTAGTAACTTTATAGTTATACGTTATGTAGTTACCTAGAGGATAGTAACATATAAGTAGTTATATGTCAAGAGTTAAATACATATTTGTTTAATATTAGTTAGTTTAACTCTAAGTTTAACTATCTTAGGTTCATATTTCTTTTGTTTTAACTTTAATGTTTAACTTAGGGCTGCTACTGCTACGCAGTTTTACACATTTTACCCCCTATGTCAATCCCTATTCGTACAAACTGCAATAAAAAGTGATTATATTGTAACAATTGTAACATAACGTGATTAAGATTAGCTTGTGTGTACGTCTTTGTGTACGACTCTTTTGAAAAACCCCGTGTGTTGCAGGGTATGTATATATAACGGGGTAACCCCCTGGTGGCCCTCGCCCCTCCCCTGGCAACTTTAGGTTGAGTAGCACACTTTTAGGTTGCATCGAGCAGCTTTACTCTACTTTAAAGTGCATTTTATGCTGTGCTAGGGTAGTAAACCATTGAAAAGATTAACAAAAGAGACTGATAAGCTATCAGTGACGGCGTAAAAAGCTG